TGAAGCAATTGCATTAGTTAATGGTTGGGTAGAGAATACTGATGATGGAGAGTTATTATATAGAATTATTGATAAAAATTTAGACATTAGAGCTGGAGATAAAGTCATTAATAAAGCCGTTCCAGGTTTAATTCCTACTTTCTCTGTTGCATTAGCACAAGAATATAAAGGTAAATGTGATTGGAATGATAGTTGGTATGCTTCTAGAAAATTAGATGGTGTTCGTTGTTTAGCAGTTGTTAATACTGAAGGTAATTGTACACTTTATTCTAGAATGGGTAAAGAATTAACTACATTAAATAAAGTAAAAGAAGCTATTGAGGCAACAAATATTATTTATACTGTATTTGATGGTGAGATTTGTTTAGTAGATGAAGATGGTAATGAAGATTTTCAAGGTGTAATGAAACAATTAAGACGTAAAGATCATCAAATAGAAAACCCAGTATTTATGATATTTGATATGATTCATAAACCAGATTTTGATAAACAAAAAGGTGATTTGGTTCTAAGTGAAAGATTACGTACATTAAGGGGTTGGTTTAACGGTAGAGATATTATTGATAGTACGTTACGTTATTGTCAACAATATGAAATAACTGATGATGAACATTTTGAGACTTGGAGTAAAATATCTAGTGATAATAAGTGGGAAGGATTTATGATACGTAAAGATGTTGGTTATGAAGGTAAACGTAGTAAAAATTTACAAAAAGTAAAGAAATTCTATGATGCCGAGTATAAAGTAGTTGATTTTGATATTGATAATCATGAAGTAGTTAGAGATGGAAAATCAGAAACACTTAAAATGTTATCACAAGTATGGATTGAACATAAAGGTCATAGAGTAAAAGTTGGTAGTGGTTGGACTCAAGAACAACGATTACAATATATGGATGGTTCAATTGTAGGTAAAATAATTACGGTACAATATTTTGAGGAAACTTACAATGATAAAGGTGGTATATCATTAAGATTCCCAACAGTTAAAATAGTACATGGAGATAAAAGAGAAGTTTAAATTAAATAAAAAATGGATAAAAAAGAATATAAAGAAAACAATGATACATTAGTTACCTTTGGGAAAGAAGCTTTAACTATGCGTAAAGACGATCCTAGAACACAAGAACATAAGGAAAAAATGTTAAAGAAAATGGAGGAAAATAAAAAAATGTATGAAGATGCAGAATCCAATCCTTTTAATGGAGTAAATCTTAGTAATACTCGTGAGGAAGGTGAAAATTATGAAGAATATAGACAGCGTCTTAAATTAAATAATATGTTACAAAAACAATATAGGAAAGTTGGTAGAGAACAATTCATACAAATGTATCCAGCAGGAGTTAAGTATGCTATAGATCAAGCTAAAGAGGAAATTATGAAAAATAATAAATCTCAACCACTAGTAGCTACAGCTACTTTAGAAGATGGAACTAAAATACCAGTAACAATTAATAATGATAAAAAATAAATTATGACAAATGAAAAATCACAACCTATTACTATGGATGAAATGAATCAATTACATGATGAATGGTGGGCAAGTTTATCTAATGAAGATAAAGAAAAGCTATATAATGAAATGGTTGAAGCAGAAGTTCAATATTATAACGATAAAGCTGACCAATAACAAAATGGGGGATTAGCTCAGCTGGCTAGAGCGCCTGCCTTGCACGCAGGAGGTCATCGGTTCGACTCCGATATTCTCCACAATTCACAACTAAATATATAAAAAATGGATATTAAGAATATGTATAATAAGATGATTGATATGACTAATATATTTGGTTTATTTGTACCTGGTGAGGAACTAGATGGTACTAAAACTGCTACAAATCTTGATGAATTAAAAACTAAACCTATATTTCATGTAGGTATGTATAAAAAATTAATTATAAATCATTTAAATTTTAATACTAAAGTACTTAATTTCTTTAAACAATCTAATCAAGAATTTGATATGAATGATATTAAAGAAGCAGGGGAATACGTTGTATATAATAGAGCTTGGTCCTATATAGCTAACGTAGATGTTAAAAATAAGGGTTATATTGACGCACTTAAACATTATTCTGACGATGAATTTTATGCGACTCTTGATATGGGAATTGAATTTTTTCAACAAGATGAATTATATGAAAGGTGTGCGTTTTTACTCAAAATTAAGAAAAAATCAATAAAACTTAAAAAATAGTTTGGAATCCTAAAGTACTTTTATTAAATTCGATATACAGGGATTTAAAGAAATGAGAGAATAAGGGATATAGAGATAAAGGGGTACAAAGGTACCCATAACATTAACATAAATAAATATAATATGGCATTACGCAACCCAGAAACAATTGTCCGTCTAACAAACAAGATACAGGGCAATCTAACTAATCTAAAACTAATTGTAAAATCACAACAACCAGTTGAAGATTTTATTAAAAAAGTAGAAGAAACAGAAAATGTTCTTAGAGATTTAGAATCTCAATTAGAAAGAGAACATGCACAATTAAGAAACGGATAAAATAAAATAATAGTTATGAGCATACCAGCAGAACAAATATCATCGAATTGGCAAGTATTTCATTCTAATATAGTAAAATATATTAAGGGTGATAGGCAAACACAATTATTATCATTCTATACCCAACACCAGGAAGAATTAGTACTTATGCCTGCTTCGCATAAAACAGCGTATCATAATGCATTCCCAGGTGGATACATTGATCATGTTAATCGTGTTGTAGAATGCGCTTTACAACTACATAATGTGTGGGAAAAGATGGGAGCCGATACTACCACATACACTATAGAAGAATTAGTATTTGCTGCTATTAATCATGATTTAGGAAAAATGGGTGATGGGGTTGAGTATTCACATATACCTTCTAAAGATGAATGGAGAAAGAAAAATATGGGTGAAATGTATCAATTTAATAAAAAAATTGCATATATGTCAGTCCCAGATAGATCATTATTTTTATTATCCCAAGCAGATATTAAACTAACATATAATGAACATTTAGCTATTAAGTTACATGATGGTTTATATGACCCAGCTAATGAATCATATTTTAAAAGCTATATGGTTGAAACAAAACCACGAACTTCTTTAATTTATATAATACACCACGCAGATATGATGGCAGCTAGAATTGAATTTGAAAAAGAGTGGCTTCCTGCATTAAAGAATGGATTGGATAAGCCAAAAAATAATTATACATTGAAGTCAAATAAAAAAACAAGTATTAAGTCTAAAGCCTTAAATACTATAAAAAGTGAAGGACTTAAAAATTTATTTGATAAATTATGATAACAACAATAGTAATACTTTCAATAATAGTCGTGGTTTTAGGATTTACGACTATTAATCTATTACGTAAGAATGAAAAACAAGAAGATATTCTATTAGGGTATCTTAAATATTTAGATAATATATCTAGAGTAATCGAGGTTTCGGATGAAAAACTCAAAAAAGTAGACATTAAGGGTTCATTTGAAGGAGACGATGAAATAGGATATTTCTTTAAAACAATTAAACAAATCCAAGAAATTCTTAATGATTTTAACATTAAAAAAATCTAAGAATAAATGGATCATATAATAGAGAAAAATAAAAGAGAGAGAAAAGGACGGGTATATTTTTCTAAAGAAACTGAAAATAATATAGTTAAATATAATAGTTTAGATCCTATTAAAGATGCTGATGAAAGAAGTGATATATATCAAGATCATATTCACTATCCTTTTTATAAACTTACTCAAAATATAATTCATACATTTAAATTTTACTATACTGAAGTAGAAAATCTAGAACACCTACAGCATGAATTAATGGTGTTTTTATTATCAAAAATACATTTATTCAACCCAGCAAATGGAGCTAAAGCTTATTCTTATTTTGGTACTATAGTTAAAAGATGGTTAATAGTATATAATACTAAAAATTATGGTAAAAAAATTAAAAACATACAAATAACAGATTTAGCCAATTATTCTAATTTAGATTCATCAGAACCAGGATTTATTTCATCTCAAAAGATGGATGAAAGTGTAGATAAAGTAATACAAGGTGAATTTGAAGGTGATGAATTATCTAATCAAGGGTATAAATATGAAGATAAATTATCAATTTTTATAGATCAATATGTAGAAGAATGTACAGAAAAAATATATAAAATATTTCCTAAAGGTAACGACGCTAAGATAGCAGATGCTATACTTGAATTGTTTAGAAAGAGAGATGCTATTGATGTTTTTAATAAAAAAGCACTTTACATTTATATTAGAGAAATGATTGATGTTAAAACACCTAAAATTACCAAAATTGCAAATATTTTATATGGTATATTTAAGAAAAAATATTTATTTTATTTAGATCAAGGATATTATCCTACCTCAAAGGTTTAGTTTTTTTATATTTATAACCAAAAATTATGAGCCAATTAGATTCAATTATATTTGGGGATAAGAAATTTTCAGACATCTTAGAAGAAATATACAATAACCAAAAGAAAAAATCAGAACAGGTAACAGCATTAATATCTGAATTAAAACCTTTAGTTAATGAAATAGGAGATGCTACTCTTATAGTACCATTAATTAAAGAATATATGGAAATCGGTGTAAAAAACGATGACGCTTTAATTAAAATGGCTACTATTATTCAAAGAGCTGTTAATAGTTCTAATGAAGATGGTGGGTTAGGAATAACAGAAGATGAAAAAGAAGCATTATTAGCGGAAATGGAAAAAATCCAAAATAAAAAAGAAGATTAAAAATATAATTAATGTTTTACAATTATAAACAAGATGATAATAATACTGGGAATAGTGTTAATACTCAGAATAATCCTAATATATCAGTAGCAAGGGTAAAAAAAGCTATACTTGAAGGTGAAAGTTATCCTGATGTTTTTTTAAGCAAAGGAAAATATCAATCTATAGGAGGGGTATTTTATACTTCATTAAATAATCCTAATCCAGAAAAATCTTTTGTAAGAGATAAATTTGCACTACCTTTATTTCCTAATATGTCAAATGTTCCATTAGAAAATGAAATTATATATGTTATTAGACTTCCAGATACAAATGTACAATCTAATGTAAATAGTGTAACTGATTATTATTTCCAACCTATTAACATATGGAATAGTATACATCATAATGCTATACCAGATCCACTTAATCCATCACCACGTTCAGATGGACAAACAGAAGATTATCAAAAAATTGAAGGAGGATTAGTAAATGTAAGACAAGTTATATCTGGAAGTGAAATAAAGTTAGGTGATACCTTTAATGAAAAAATAGATACTAGAAAACTTCAACCTTTTGAAGGTGACATAATATATGAAGGTAGATGGGGACAATCATTTAGGTTTGGTTCTACTGTAAATAGTGTTATTCCTAACCCTTGGTCTAGTACTGGTGATGTAGGAAGTCCTATAACAATTTTAAGAAATGGGCAACATGAAGAGGATACTGAATCTTGGGTACCTCAAGTAGAAGATATAAATACAGATCCTTCAAGTATTTATTTAACATCTACTCAATTAATCCCAATAACCCCATCATCAACTAATTATTTATCATATTTTGCTCCTCCTACAGCTACTAATGAATATGATGGAGAACAAATTATATTAAACTCAGGAAGATTATTATTAAATTCTAAATCTGATTCTATATTATTAAGTTCTTTTAATTCGATTAATTTAAATTCTATAAACAGTATTAACATGGATTCTAATGCTGTATTAATTAATTCCAAAAGTATAGCTCTAGGTGATAAAAATGCATCTGAACCAGTAATATTAGGAAACAAATTTTTAAAAGATTTTGAAGATTTATGTAAGGGTATAAATGCTTTAGCATCCGTATTTCAAAAAAATACAATAGGAGGACCAGGTAATATCTCTCCACCTATAATAGGACTAGCAATACCAGCATCAGAATTAGCAAATTCCTCAGCTCAAATGATGAGTAAAATAAAAGAATATAAATCTCTTACAACAACTTCTAAGTAATGTCTGCACAATCTAAAATAATATTTAAGAATATAGTTAAAGTAGCTAGAAGTTCTGGGGCCTTAGATAAACAAATAAAAAAGATTGAAGATAAAATAATTGATCAAGGTTTAAAACTTATAGAAGAAGCAGGGGTAGATCCTACTTTATTACCTATTGATATAAGATCACTTTTAAGAGGTGAAAGTCCAAATATTGATCCATCAAGATTATTAACCCCCGAAGTTATATGTGCTCAACCTACTTTAACACCTCAACAAAAAGAATTAACAACTAGAAAAATAAATGACGCTCGAGAAGAAGTAGAAGGAATATATGAAACGACACAATCATTAAAAGAACAAGCTTTAGTTTTAACTACACCCATTAATAAGTTACAAAGTAGTACAGAAGGTATAGCTAATTCAGTTGAAGCTACTAGTGGTATAATTGAAATTTTAAAACGTCTAGCAATACCTGTATCTACTCCCCCCGGTGTTGGTATTCCAACAGGTGTATTAAATACTTTTTCCTCTACTTTAGGAACTTTATCTGATTTAGTAAAAGCAGCAGCTTCAGATTTAAGAACAATTCCTGCAGCTTTAGGTATAATGACTAGTACTATTAATCGAACTATTTCTTCACTAAATGGTTTAAATTTAATACTTGATCCTTTTTTACAATTATTAACTATGGTTAAATCTATAGTTGATCTTCAAGACCAATGTCCTCTTGTAGATCAAAGTGATTTAGATGCTCTTAAAGCTGATTTATTATCTAATATTCAAGGAAATTTAGCACAAGCTGAGTTATTTGAAGGTTTAGAGGGTGATCTAGAAGCCAGCCTTCAATTAGGTGCAGATCGTCCTTTTTTCTATAAAAATTTTAGATTTGTATTAGAAAATGACCCAAATAATACATATTTTTTTCCATCAAGAAGAATTAGATGTTTTAGACTGAATTCTGTTGGGTATAGTGATGATATTGATGGTGGGGGTTCAGTAACACTTTATAATATAAACCCCTCAACTAATCCTGATTTACCGAGTGGGGCATATTCATATGCTAGTAGTTTGCCTATATTAGTAGCTGAAGCTAAATTTGCAGTTGATGTTTATACTAATAACATTACACTATATGAAGCTCCTAAATTTAGAGAAAGTGTACAAATTCTATCAGATTCAGCTGTAAATCTTACAGAATTATCTATGGAAGAATTACAAGTATATGCTGATACCTTTGGGTTTAATAGTGTTGAAGAACTTATAGAAAGTGAATATTATGAAATACAAAATTTACCTAATTATATAGTATATGGTTCAGGTTATGTTAATTTAAATAATTCACCTACTGATGTTGAATATGGGGCTGATGCTTTAGTTCGAGATGGTTCATATGCTGGAGGTACAGGTATAACTCTATCTTCTTATATTCAGTCTGGTACTATACAAGTAAATAAACCTGTAAATTTAAGAATGAAAACATTTGGAGGATCAGGAAATGAAATTAATGGTGCTCCAAGATTTACTGAAGCATTATTAACAATTAAAAGATCAGCAGCTATACAAGATGATGTAAATCCATTTACAGGAAAAATAGAAGGGTTTATAGATACTGGAGCCATAGATTCATTTGTTGAAGAATATGGTAGAAATGCTGTTACAATATTAGATAATATATATACCACATCCCAAGAAATAACAGGAGAATTTTCATCAGATCCTAATAATTCACCTTTAGCTAATTTATCTTTTATAGATAGATTAAAATATGTGTATGATACTTGGTATGGTGTAGGAGAAGAAAGTGGAATGGGTCAAAATAAATCAAATGCCGTAAGAAATAGAATAGATACATTATTTACTAAATCTCAACAATTACTTTATAATAAAGAAGTACTTTGGTTATCTAAAAGATTATTTGGTTATAGTAAAAAAGATGATGCTGGTTTTAGAACTAGTAAGTTTAAAGATTATGTAAAAAAATTAGACGGAAGAATTGCTTCAGATTTTAATTTACGATTAGATATAAATTATGGTTATTATAATGATGAAAATAATGATGGAAATTATGATCGTGGAGAAGAAATCAGTAGAGGGAATGCAGCAAGAGGGGCAGAAACTTTAAATCAAAATTGGTATTGGACAGCTAGGTTAAATTCTTCATCTGAAGAAATAAATAGAGCAGAAGCAGGTAGGGCTAATGCTAAAGCAGCAACCCTTGGAATGTTATATTGGGGTTTAAGACAATTTATAGCAAAATATACAGAATTATATGGTGATAGAACAGAATATAATAATGGAGCGTGGATATCCCCAGCATCAGGACTTCCTATTATTCCATCCCAAGTAGGACCAGATAATGAAGATATAGTAATAGCACTCCAAGAATCCCAACTAGCTGGAGTAAATAAAACTATAAATGGAATAGTAGGAGGATTAGAAATATTAGGAACATACACATATGATTTAGAAATAATTGATAGTAATCCACCAATAGGAGGACCAGATAGCAACTATCCAACTAACTTTACAAATTTTACAGTAGAAGATATATAAAAATAAACTAATTTAATATTTATAAATAAAATGAAGACATCAGCATTAAAAACAATAATAAAAGAAGTCGTTAAAGAGGCTATTCAAGAAGAATTGAAGGAAATTTTGTTGGAAGCTGTTAAAACTCCAAAAGTTATAACTCAACCAACATACACAACTCCTGTAACAGAAAATAAGGCACCAATAATGCCTCAAACTCCAACAATGACTGCTGAAGCTAAAAGATCTGCATATGAAAATATATTAGGTGATACAGCAGCTTTTAATACTAATAGTGTACAACAATTCCAACCTCAAGCAGGAATGGATGTAGCAAATGGTACTTTACCAGCAGGTGAAGTTGATATGAGTCAAATAGCAGGTTTAATGGCAGGAAAATAAAAGATGGCAAGAATAATAGATAATAAATTTCCAATTGATCTTACTCCTAGTGTAGCAGTAGGTTATGGCTTTCCTTTAGATGGACCTGCTGTATTTCTTCCTACATTTACTACAAGAGAACAAACAAAAGCTAATTTATTAAACTATTTATTAACTAATAAAGGTGAAAGAGTTTTTAATCCTTTATTTGGTGGAGATTTAAGAAATCTATTATTTGAAGGAATAATAGAATCTACACAAAGTGAATTATTACTAATGATTCAAGATCAAATAGGTCAGTTTTTTCCAACAGTTCAAATTGAAGATATTAAATTTGAAAATGATGAAGATAGAAATACGATTAATTTTATTCTAACATACCAAATAGTAAATTTTGGGGTAACAGACACACTTAATATAGAATTACAATAATGGCTAATTTAAAAAGAGATATAAGATATACTGATAGGGATTTTAATTCGATTAAAAATCAATTAATACAATATTCTAAAACATATTTTCCTGATACTTATAATGACTTTTCCGAAACTTCAACAGGAATGTTATTTATTGAAATGGCAGCTTATGTAGGTGATGTAATGTCTTTATATTTAGATAACCAAGTACAAGAAACATATATCCAAAAAGCAAGACAAAACCAAAACTTATATGCATTAGCTTATTCATTAGGTTATACACCTAAAATAACAACAGCAGCATCTGTAATTATTGACTATTTCCAACAAGTTCCTGCTATACTAGATAATGGAGTATATGTACCTGATTATAATTATGCTTTATTAATACCAGAAAATACCTCAGTTACTTCTACTCAAAATAGTAGTATTGAATTTATAACAGAAGATGTAATTGATTTTTCTGCATCAAGTTCATTAGACCCAACAACAGTATCTGTTTATCAAGTTTTTAATGGTAATCCTACTTATTATTTATTAAAAAAATCAAGAAAAGCTATATCAGCAACTATAAATACTATAGATTTTACTTTTACAAATGCTAAAAAATTTGATACTGTAAATATAAATGATTCTAACATTATAAGTATATTAGATTGTTTTGATACAAATGGAAATCAATGGTATGAAGTTCCTAATTTAGCTCAAGAAAATGTTTACAATTCTATAAGAAATACTAATACTAATGATCCTAATTTTATATCAGATCCAGAAGTACCCTATTTATTAGAATTAAAAACAGTACAAAGAAGATTTGCAGCCCGTTTTGTAGATTCAGGTTCATTACAAATGCAATTTGGTGCTGGGAGTACTAGATCAACAACAGAAGAAATTATACCTAATCCGGATAATGTAGGTTTAGGTTTACCATTTGAAAAAACAAAATTAACAACAGCATTTTCACCTGTAAATTTTGTATTTACAAATACTTATGGTATTGCTCCTTATAATACTACTTTAACAGTAAGATATTTAACAGGAGGGGGACAATCAGCTAATGTAGAAGCTGGCACATTAACTGCTATTGATACATCAAATGTTACTTTTGTTAATCAACCTATAGTAACAACACCAGCAGTAACAACAACTTTAGCAAATGCTATGTTTAGTTCATTAGCAACTAATAACCCATTAGCAGCTGATGGTGGTAATGATGGAGATACTATTGAAGAAATAAGACAAAATGCTTTAGGTAATTTCCAAAACCAATTAAGAACAGTTACAGCACAAGATTATTTAGTTAGAGCATTATCAATGCCCTCTAATTTAGGTGTAATAGCTAAAGCTCACACACAACCTTGTAAAATTGGAAATTATGATCCAGGTGAATTACCATCAGTTTTAGATTTATATATTTTATCATATGATGCTAATAAAAATTTAAGATCAGCTTCTAATACTTTAAAAAGAAATTTACAAACATACTTATCAGAATATAGAATGATAAATGATTCTATTAATATTAAAGATGCTTATATAATTAATATTCAAGTAAGTTTTGAAATAGTTGTTAATCCTAATTTTAATAATAGTGAAACATTAACTTTAGCTATAACTACATTACAAGATTATTTTAATATAGATAATTGGCAAATAAATGAACCTATTATAATTCAAAATATTTTTGTTTTATTAAGTAAAGTACCAGGAGTACAAATAGTAAAAAATATAGTAATTAGTAACCTAACAGGAGAAAGTTTAGGATATAGTGATTTTGCTTATGATACAGTAGCAGCAACTATAAATGAGGTATTATACCCATCAATAGATCCTATGGTATTTGAAGTAAAATATCCTAATCAAGATATATTAGGTAAAGTAGTACCAATATAATAAATTAAAAAATGGCAAATAGAAAACTTTTCCCTACAAAAGATGCTTCGATGTATACTCTATCCCAAAGTATGAATACTGGGTTAGATGAAATATTAGAAGCTACTACTAATTTAGATAAAAATACTCCTCAAGTTAGTAGATATATGCTTAAATTTTCACAAGATGAAATTAATACTTGGGTTACCTCTAGTGTGTCAGGTTCAGTTACAGGTACAACAGCTGGGGTTATGGTACTTAAAGATGAATACTTAGTAAGACCAGAATCATATCAAAGATTTGAAACTAAAGGATTATCATATCCTACTAGTTCAAGAAATAAATTTGACGCTATAGTAGAGCCATTATACTCAGGTAGTCAAAATCCAAATGAACCTATATACGCAGGTGGAAGTGGAACAGGTTTACAACTTTATTTAGCAACAGCAGCATCATATTTTAAACCAGGAGTTAGTTTAAGTGCATCAATAGCAACAAGTAATGCAGGTGGTCAACCTGTTGATAATGGTGCTATAATGACAGCCCCAGATGGTAATTATGGTCCATTTGCCTTTAATAGGGGAGCAACAGGTAATTTAGAAGCAGATACACAAGGTGCAACTGTAACACTTATAGTTAAAAATAATAGATTTGAAGATGCAATTGTAGGAACAACAGCATTAACTTCAGGTGCTGAATTATTTGGCTCAGACGCTGAAACTGGTGCTACTCCTTCTTATGGAGAATCTAATGCAGCAACAATGACAGTTTTAGCTGCAGATTTAATAGCAGCTGGGATACAATTTCAAGGAGGGGGAATTATACAAAATTTAGATTTATTAGCACCTGATTTAATTACAGGTGGTGCAAAAACAGCAATGGGTGGACAAACAGGACCATTTTTAATAACTTTACTACCATCTATGGTATCTGGTGGAGTAATGCAGACTGGTGATTCAGCTATAGTATCATTAACAGCTGATGTAGGTGGAAATTTGACAGTAGCAACCATTGATACATCAGGAAACTTATATGTAGATGGTAACGTAATAACAATACCAAATTCTGTATTAGTAGATAGTGGTAATAAATTTGCTGGAGCTGTAGGTGATTTAATAATTACTTTAACAGCTGCTAGTATAACAGAAGATGTAGCAAATAATGATGTTTCATTTAATAATGGATTTGGACAATTAGATGATGATTGGGGTGTATTTCCAATTGTTTCTTTAATAGCAGGATATGATCCTAAATTATCAAGAGGTAAAGGATATAAATTTTCAGATAGATTATATATTCCTTCACAGTCATTCCATGGTTCAGATGATTATTATTTTGAATTAGATAAAGTAAATGGTACAAGTGGAGCTCAAAGTTTTGAACCAGTAGAACATAAAATTACAATGGATAATTATGGTGCTGTAGTTACTGGTTTAGGAATGGATCAAACATTAAAAGTATACCCAGTTTCAGGAAGTTGGAATATGGGAACAGGAAAATACGCAAATGTACCTGAAACTACAGATGGTGTAAGTTGGATATTTAGAAATTATTCAGGATCAGTTTCTGAATTAGCAGAAAAATGGATGACTAGTGGACCTATGACTACATCTGCAGATCAACAAATAATATCCACAACAGTAGGTACTCAAGTAGGTTCATTAACAGGTATAGCAGGAGTTGGAAGTAGAGGAGGAACAGGAGCAGAATTTACAATTACAACTACAGGAGGGGCATTTACAATAACAACAGTAACTTGTACTACAGCTGGAACAGGATATATACCAGGAGATACAATAACAATAGCTGCAGCTACCTTAACAGCAGGTGGAGCAATAGGAACAGTAACAACTGATTTAAAATTTAAAGTTACTACAGTAGATAATTTTGGGGCATATGTAGAAGCATCTTGGTCAGGATCAGCTGAAGGAGGAGGAAATTGGTATACAGGATCAAATTTAGGATTAGATGTAGTACAAGAAAAGATATTTAAATATGGTCAAGGGATTGATTTAGACATTGATGTAACTGATACAGTAACAACATGGTATACTAATTCACTAGCTAGTAATGCTTTAGGATTTCCTAATGATGGGTTTTTAGTTAAACAATCTAGTTCAAGAGAATTTGTTAACAGTAAAAACTTTGAAGCTACATTTAGATATTTTTCAGTAGATACTAACACAATATACCCTCCAGCATTAAATTTAAAATGGAATGATTATTGTTTTGCTACAGGATCAACTAATCAATCTGTATTAGCTACACAAGAATCATTTGTTAACATTTACAATAATGCAGGTACATATTACTCAGAAAGTGTACCTAGATTAAGAATATCAGCAATACCTAAATACCCCGATGTAGTATTCCAAACGGCTTCGTTATATACTAATAACCATTACTTACCATATACTTCATCATTTTATGCTATTAAAGATACAGATACAAATGAGTACGTAGTTCCATTTTCAGACCCATACACTAAAATAAGTGCAGATAGTATATCTAGTTATTTTGATGTAGAGATGGCTGGATTGGAACCAGAAAGATATTATACTATATTGATTAAATCCACAGTAGGTGGTACAGTAAAAGTATTTGATGAAGATATAATGTTTAAAGTAATTAATGGATAATGGCAAAATCAACACCTAAAACAAGTAGTATATCAGATTCTCCAACGTTTACTCCGATATCTCAAGAAATGGCTGCACCTCCTAGAGGTTCAGAAAATGTATTATTAACAAGAGAAGCATTTGATAGAAAAGAATTTAATGATACTATTAATACTAATTTTACTCAATTAGGATTAACTCAACAAGCAGATCGAGATTTAAGTTTTTTTGATCCTAACTTGGCTACTGTAGGAGATTTTTTTACTATATATAATAACTTATTCTATCAAATACCTAAAGGAACAACACCAGATGGTCCTCAAGTTAATACTCATCAATTTTTAATTGAAAGAAGTACAGAATATACAAAATTTATAGCACAACAAGAAGAAATAATAGCATTAACAGAAGAAATAACAGATTTAAGAGCACAAAATTTAGAATTAGTAGCAGATATGGCAAATATAGTAGAAGGATTTGAACAAACTGTATCTCAGTTAACAGAACAATTAAATGCAAATATAGGGTAATGGAGTATAATTCAGACTTAACAACAGATAGATTTAATAGATCTAACTCAGATAATGAAGTATCATCTTCTGTTACTCCTATTAATCCAGCAGAACTATTTCAAGATGGTTATGAGTTAAGTAATAGTATAATTACAACTGAAGAATTTAAAGGTTCATTTACCCCTGACTTAAATAATATTGAATTTTATATATATGATGCTAATAAAAATTTACTAAAATCAGAATATGATTTTCAAGATTATTTTATAGCTTCTAATCCAAACCCAAAACAAAAAATAAATCTAAAAACCGGTAAAGTATCTGTACAATCTAGTACTGTTAATCTAACACCTAAAGATGATATTTTAAGTAGAGGGTATACTAATGGAAATTTATATGCTGTATATAACTTTGTTAGTTATGAATTATCATCTTCCCCAGAAACTGAATATTATATATCAGAAATATCATCTGACAGAACTGAAATAAGAATTAAATCAAATAAGGTTTCAACAAGAGTAATGAAACAAACTTTTGTTGATTTACAAAAAAGATTATCATTAAATACATCAACTTCTCCTACAGCATTATTTGATGAATTTTATATTTCATTTGGTCAAAATGAATATCATATAGGAGTTAATTTAAAATATGATGATACTTTTTCTCCGGTACCTGAAACACCATTAACTAAAGCTCAAAAAATAAAATCAGGTAATACTGTAGGTCAAACTTCTATATTAATAAAATTAGTTGACGCTTTACCTCCTAAATATAATATAGCATCAACATTATATGTAGTTACAAAACCAGCAGAGTCACAAGCATATTTAGTTAAATTTCCATATGATCCTTTTACCCAAGATAATATAACTTATTTAAAAGGTCCTAATTCAAATTTAACAATAAATGATTTTGTTAATAATTCTTCAAATTATAGTTCTAAAGATTCATTATTAGAAACAAAGTCAACAGGTTCAAAAGATCAACTTTTATATAAATTAAATCAAAAAGGAATAACCTTAGATGTTAGTTATAACACTGCTTCTTTTAATGATTTTGTTAATTTTTCATCTGCAAAAGCTAGAGTTTCTAATTTTGTAGAAAAAGTATCTAGAATACAAGCTTATGAAGCTGATATAGATACTATAACAACTATAACAGGTTCAAATCCAGGGGTAACACAAATATCAGAAAGTTTAGCTTCTTTATATACAAAAATAGAAAATGAAATTAAATCATTTGATGGATTTGATTACTACCAATATTATAACACAGGGTCAGATGCTTATCCTAAAACTGGAACAGTATTTCCATTACAATTATTAGCTACACAATCAGTAGATGCTCAAACATGGATACAAGCTACAGAAGCTTCAGCTTCAGTATATGATGAAAATAATCAAAATTGGTTATATTATACAATCCCTGATTTTATTAAAAATAATACTTCAAATGCTAATTATTTAGAATTTGTAAATATGGTAGGTCAATCTTTTGATGAAGTTTGGTTATACACAAAAGCAATTGCTGAAAAATCTAACACTACAAATCAACTTGATAAAGGTGTTCCTTTACAATTAGCTGATGATGTTATTACATCTTTAGGATATACAGGATTTGGAAATAATTATAACAATCAAGATAACTTTATAGGATTAATTGGTAATGATAATGGTAGTTATGTTCCCCCAACAGGGAGTGAATTAATTAATCATTATATAGCTATTAATGGGCCTGGTGGAATTGAAAATTATTGGGCTGATTTTTACTCATTTGATCCTCAAGGCTATGTTGAATCTCTTAGAAGTACTGGTTTTCCTTATCCTATTGATAGAGTAAGTAAAGAAATATTTAAACGTCTTTACCATAATATGTCTTATCTTGTTAAAAAGAAAGGTACAATTGCAGGGTTAAGACAATTAATTAATATATGGGGGATTCCAAATACAATATTAAGAATAAATGAGTTTGGGGGTAAAAATAAAGATGAAGAAAATGATTATGATTTATGGTATCAAAGATATAGCTATGCATTCCAACCAGTTCCTTCAGGAACTAATTATGCAAGTGCTTCTGTAAGAATACCATGGCAACCTTTATTAAGAAATTATGTACATTCACATAATAAATTAGTAGATACTACTTCTATAATAGCATCTGCTCCTTATGCAAATGGTGGTGGAAATGGAACTAGTGATGGTACTTATAATATTACAGATCAATTTACTGTAACTGGTGGAGGAACTGGAGGAACAATTAAATTATTTGCTGCTGCAGGTAATCTTACAACAATAACTATAGAATCTACTCCATTTGATCTTACAGGTAATGGATATACAACTGATTCAGTAATAACAATAACAGGAGAACAAATAAATAATTTAGATGATGATATACTTGGACAAGGTTGGAGTGGCACTTCCACATTTCCAGTAGTTAATGCTAATTTAGGAGCTCAACAAATTGTACCTGATGGTTTAGGATTTAGATTTAAAACAACAGGTTATCCACAATCTACATATGCTGGTAATTTTGATTCACAATCTTTATTTATTAAGAAATCTACAAATAATGCAAATGATGCTGATTTTGGTATAGCATTATATTATACAGGTTCAACATCAGGCTCAGGAGCTGGTAATACAGGTCCAACTTATCTTGGTGGAAACTCGAATGCGTATAAAGATTATGGTGAAATGAGATTCTTTATAAAAGGAGATCCTGGGGATGGAGGTACAGTAATGTCAGATCCAATTTATTTACCATTTTTTGATAAAGGTTGGTGGTCAGTTCATCTTCAAAGATCTTTTCCAGGAAACTTTTTTGGGGGAGAATATCCACACCCGGTTGTAGGTGATAATACTCGTGATACTACTTATACTTTATTTGTAGCAAATAAAATTTATGATGGAAATGATGGTAATCAAATAGGGTTTACAGGATCTGTTTCTATTAGTAGTAACCAAGATGGAACACTTTCACAATCCATAAATGAATCTTGGAATAATTTTTCACTTGATTTAGCTCAATATGGAGCAGGCGCTTACTTAGGTGGGTGGGGTAATACACTAACAAGTGGAACAACAGGTAGTATTGGATCATTAAAAGATGTAGGGACAGGTTTATTTACTCCTAAAGGTGTTCAAAATGCAGGTAAAAACTTTTCGGGATCCTTTCAAGAATTTAGATATTATTCACATGATATAAGTCAATCTGTATTCAATGATTTTGTAATGAATCCAGAATCAATTGAAGGTAATTTTATAACAGGATCAGAATCATCATTTGATATAGTAAACTTTAGAGCTCCATTAGGTAATGAATTAGAAAATATATTTACATCTTCTTTTACAACACAACATATTGAACAAATAGAATCAGTTCATCCTGCAATTACAGGTTCATCACCATTAACAATAACTCAATCTTTTTGGAATCCATCATTTAATCCATTAAATCAAACAACTTTAACTTCTAGTTATGATGTAACATATAATGCTAATTCAGCAGGAAGAACTTATAGTGAAACTAATGTAGAAACATATTTTTTAGATCAACCTTCAATAGGAATTAGAAATAGAGTAAGTAATAAAATAAAATATTCAACTAATTTAAATTTTGGTACAACATTATCAAATAGAGTTAGTATACAACAAGACCCACCTATAAGTCAAAGTTATACTGATAATATTAACTTATTAGAAGTAGCATTTTCACCAACTGAAGAAGTAAATGATGATATAATTCAAGCTTTAGGTTATGGTGCTATACAAGAAGTAATTGCTGATCCTAGATTTAGATCATCATCAGATGATTATTATCCTGGTTTACAAGAAATTTCAAAAGCTTACTTTAAAAAATATACAAATCGTAATCAAACTGATTATTTAAGATTAATTAAATATTTTGATGATTCATTATTTAAAGCGATTAAGAACTATGTACCTGCTCGTACAAGTGTGTCTACAGGAGTTGTAATTAAACAACATATGCTTGAACGTAACAGATACCGAGAGCCGCAAGTTGATATAGTTACTACACAATCCTACGCACCTTTTAACCAAGCATTAACAGCTAAGAATTTAGAATTAACAGGATCAGTTAATACAAATCAATTATGGGATCCTGTAAAACAAGAAACATATTATTCATCTTCAGATGTACAAACTTTTAGTGGGGGAGCAGGTGGAAGTGTCAATCAATATAATGTATTAGAAGAAGGAGGTGGTTTAATTGCATTAGAAAGTGATGATTTAGCTTTAAAAGCACAAGGAAAAATTCTATCAGGTACTACTATTAATGATCTTAATGGAATGTTAACTCAACCACAAACTTCAAACCCAGGACCAATAAGTATAACCAATATACCAGGTAATGGAACATTTGTTAAAAATGGTGTTCCAACAACACGTGGGACTGGAGCTTTATTTACAGTTACTACAAATTCAGATGAACAAATTTTTGCAGTAACTTGTACTACAGAAGGAACAGGATATGTAAATGGAGATATAATAGTAATACCTGCAAGTGATTTAAATGGAACAGCACTTGGTGTTGTAGAAACAGACTTAAGATTTAGAGTATCAGGAGTTGAATTTACTTCAATATTTGAAGCTGAGCCGTTAGAAGATGTTACTAAAGACATAGTTTTAGTAAATGCAAATAATATACAAACACAAGGAACAGCAACAATTAAATTTAGTGGTGCTAAACAAGCTGCTAATGGAACTACTGTTGCTTATAGTGATGGTTATGCTATACAAATTACAACAATTGACCCTAGTGATGGATCATTAATTACTAAAAAATATTGTTCATCAACTACAGCTACTCCAGCAGTAAGTGGAGGTTTTGTTTTATGGGAAGGAATAAACTCATCTGCAGTAGTAAAAGCTGCATCATTTGCTCAAGCTGTAAATTCATCATTTGGACAAGGTAGTGGAGCTACAACTCCAACATTAACAGCTATAGTAGATCCATCAAATACAGATGAAGTTATATTAACACAAATATATGGGGGAACGGATGGTAATACTACAATTACTTATGGTGATCAATTAGTAGGTGCTTCAGCACCAGGTGCACCAACTGGAACTCTTACTATAAATAATGCTGGTACTGGTTATGTTACAGCAGCATCTCCAACTGCAACCACATTAACTGGTACAGTCAACAGTCAAGGTGCTTCAGGTGGAACAGCTATAACAGCTGCTAGTGGATTACAAATAGGATATACTGCAGATACTAACGCACCACAGCAGGTATTAATAGTTGGTATTTTAACTAACGGGAATGGTAATTACATAGCTGGTCAAGAAGTATTATTAAGTGATGGGGGTGGTAATTGTAAAGTTACAGTTGATACTGTTACTACTACCCTAAATAATGCATCATCAGCTGCTTTTGTAGGAGGTTCTGCTATATTTAAAAATACATTCTTAAATGCTTTAAAGTCAGTACAAACTCCTATATATGTTGATTATAATTTTGCAGCACCTGGACCTGCACCTAGTGTTGCAGTAACAGTACAAGCATCTTCAAGTATAAGAGGAGTTGTTTATAACAATACAACTACATACACAGATCAAGATCCTGCAGGTAGT